TTATTGCCAGTCCTGCGTGGACAATTAGTCCCGGATGGATACATATAGATAGAAGGGAATTAACCCTTAGGTATACGGAAGGTGACCAAGCCTGGATTTTCCCCGTATGTATAGGTCGAAAAGGAACTCAAGACAAGGCAACATGTACCCCGGCCGGGGAATACCGTATTATTTATAAGAAAAAGAATCCATGGTATCGCAATGTAGGAGAAGATGCCGAGTGGGTTCCTCCATATAATCAGGATAAACGTAATAAATATGGGACGAGAATTATGGGGCTAGATTATAGGCGGACAGAATCTTCCCGCCGCATGGCTATTCACGGGACTAATGAACCCGAGTTAATTCCCGGCTATTATAGCGCTATGTGTATTAGACTTAGAAATGAGGATGTTGAGTTTTTATACAATAAAGTTGAAAATGGGTGTCGGGTTATTATAGAATAGACTATAAGTTCTATGTGCCCCAGTAGCCGGGCCGAGCTTCTACCTCGGTACCCGTAGTGGAGCTGGAATCAGGGGTTCAAATCCCTTCTGGGGTACCAATTTTAAAGGAGCTAAGATGAAGAAATTCGAAGTAACCAAGGAGCATATCAAATTACTAAAGGAGATGTATGTATCTTGGTGGGACTGTGAGTTTGGGGCTCCCGCTATTGATCCCAAAAGACCTTATGGTAATCGCGATGTTCTTCGGGATCTTGCCGAGACTGTATATGGGGCAAAAAATCTCAGATATAGTCGAGACGGAGAACTCCCTGAGTCGATAGAGATAAAGCTTTGTGACATTCACACAGAGATGAAGACAGTCTTACAGATACTAGTTAATAACTGTAGAATTAGCCCTGGGATGTACTGGACGAAAGATGATTCAGAAAGAGTTTGGGTAAGAGAGAAGTAAAAGTAATCGAGTATACGAGCCCTTCGTCTAAATGCTAAGGACGCCCGCCATAAGGCGGAGAAATGTTAGTTCGCAACTAGCAGGGCTCACCGAAGGAAGGGTGAACATGGGTACGTTAACCCCGCTCGAAACGGGACGGCCCCTTAAAAGGTTTACAGGTTCGAGTCCTGTCCCTTCCGCCATTGAGGAGTTATCAGCTGGACTAGGAAGGTTGACGGAACGGTAACGTGCCCGCTTGGAAAGCGGGAGCCTGGGTTAAACCGGAGCAAGTTCAACTCTTGCACCTTCCGCCATTATGATTGCAAATACTATCATTAAGTGATAGGATATGCAAACGGAATAAAGGAACTAAAATGTTAGTTAGCATTGTTCGTTGCCCGATGTCACATGCTGAATGGATAGTAGATGTACCGGCAATCCCTCAGCCCGGCGATGACATTCAGATGTGGGATCCTGGAGATCTAGCGCTTACAGGTGTGCCCGGGGGAAAGAATAAAACTATTAATCTTCAGGTTGAGTCAGTGATGTGGGTAGGACCACTGGAGCGCATGCCCCTCTCTTTGCATCCTACGATTCATTGTAGGGAGAAATAATGATCTATGTAAAGATTGAGCTTTGGCCTTTCGGCGATAGAAATCAGCGCAAGACTTTAGGCGAGATGGTTATTGCCAACGATAGCTCAGGGTCTGCCACCAAGGGTAACTACAAGGTCTGGCACAAGACTGACCCAGAGAAGCTTTTAGATAATACTCAAAATCCTGGAGAGAGTTTATTGCTCCGATCTTGGCTCGGGGAAATGAAGCCCGATAGAGTAGAGGACTATCCTCGGAAGGCTGTAACAATCTGGCACTTGATTCGTAGGGCGATTGAAGCTGCTGGGTTTACCGGGAAGAAGCCATCCCTAAAAGAGATGGTAGTTGATGAAATGCTTAAACAGATATCTGTTCTGGTCAGCCCTGAGGCTGAAGAAGCACTTAAGAACGCTCATGTTTGTAAAAAGAATGGCGGATGTAAAAACGGAGAATGTGATAGGTGAGCTCTCTTAGCTCAGCTGGTCAGAGCGCCTGCATGACATGCAGGAGGTCGCTGGTTCGAGCCCAGCAGAGAGCACCATTCAGGCAATAAAATAAGCAGTATGGATGGATCGCATAGCGGCAATTGCGGCGGGCTGTAGACCCGCTGGCCGTAAGGTCTACGTTGGTTCGAGTCCAACTCCATCCACCATTTAGGAGATTGAAATGGTCATGATGAAAACCGTAGATAACGTCTTATTCCTTCATAAGGGTGAGACTATTGATGATTTGAAGATGATAGATAGGTGTCGGGCGAATATAATCATTGACTCAAATGGTCTAGTGCTTAAGAATAGGTATGGATATGCTATTCCAGAGGTTGAGCTTAAGTTAAAGAAGCTACTACGGAAGCTGGGCAGGCCGGTAATGCGTCTCCTTGCTAAGGAGTAGCCCGGGTAAAACTGGAGTAGGTTCAATTCCTACAGCTTCCGCCATTAATGTCCAGTTGGTCTAGAGGTTGGGCCTGGGCCTGCAAAGCCCAAGAGACTAGTTCGAGTCTAGTACTGGACTCCAAATTATGGCATCACGAAAGATTTACCAACTTGAAGCTGAGGGAACCGATGTTCTTGCGGGCAGATGGTTTCCAATCACTGGCATTCAGGGGAGCTATAGCTACTGCCTAGGAGCTCTTTATATGGCGGATAGCTATTACCCTTGCCCTGCATATAGGATTCGTGATATATTTACTGGGGAGATTAAAGATCAGACTCGGGGGCGAAGTGGAGTTAGTACAGGATTACAGACGTTCTAAGTGGATCTGTGGCGTACTAGTGTGCGCGCCGCGCTGACTTCCGGGCGGACTTATGATATAATAAAGATATGAAGAAGCCAACGTGGGAACCTAGCGAATTGATTGTAGCTGTTCGTACATCTAGAACTGTTTCGGATGTTTTGCGCAAACTTGGCCTGAAGGTTAGGCCTGGAAACTATACAACTATTCACAAGTATGTGAATAAGTTAGGAATAGACACTAGTCACTTTTTGGGATGTGCTCATGGAACGTCAGTTCCTGGCAATAAGCTTTCTACAGATTCAATTCTAAGAAAAGGGTCCTATTACCATAGTTCGGACTTAGGACCAAGGCTTATTAAAGAAGGGCTATTAAATCCTGTCTGTTCTATTTGTGGTCTTAATAGTAATTGGAATGGCAAGAGCCTTAGATTAGTTCTAGATCACATTAATGGGACGCATACAGATAATCGTTTATCTAATCTTCGACTTTTGTGCCCTAATTGCAATAGTCAAACAGATACATTTTGTAGAAGAAAAACGGACAGGTAGCTCAATGGTAGAGCGGAGGTTTGAAGCGCCTCGCGTTGGGGGTCCGATTCCCTCCCTGTCCACCATATAGGCGGGATTGGTTTAATGGTAGGACGGGACGCTTCCAACGTCCAGGTGTCGGTTCAATTCCGTCATCCCGCTCCATTTGAGGTTAGAATATGTCAAGTTTTTTAGCAAGAAAACTTGACTAGTTTGCGGGTTGGGTGTGGTAGTAGCATATGACATTGCCAATGTTAAGGTACCGGAGCGTAACCGGTAACCCGCTCCAATCCCCTGGTGGTGGAATGTAGACGCGCGAGGCTCAAGCCCTCGTGGCTCGAAAGAGTCGTGTAGGTTCGAATCCTACCCGGGGGACCAACTGAGGAACTTATGAAATCTACTAAGGGTTTTGCAATTGAAATACAGGATAGTCTTGGTCTTAGTCATCGTAGACAAGCTGAGGAGTTTGCTACCTGGTTTATAGGAGAGGTTACTGTCCGAAGTAATTGGAATCATTTGACCTGTGGCGGTCCGAGGCCTAGCGATGATAAACATTGGCCTTTACAGCGTGGAGTTTATGGTCACGAAATCGGACACTCAGGTCTTGTATTCCGCAGAGCATGTAAGAACCAACGCATCTTTCAGATCGTAAAAGCGGATGAGTTAGTATTGGCCGATTCTGGTTACACCTGTAAGTGCCCTTGCATTATGCATAGAGGCGGGCAGAAAGTAATCAATAAGTATGGCGATACAAGGTGCTCTAGGTTTTATACAACTGGAGTTCTAAAAGGATAGGGAAGTGGGGAGGCCGGTGCCTCGAGCTATAAATTATAGTGGGGATAATGTAGCTCCATATGGCAATTAGCGCATAGGAGTTTACATTTGAGACTTTCTTTTAAAAGTTCTTCTTTATTTCGGTTCATCAATGAATCGAGTCCTAGAGTAAATCGCTTCTCTTTCGGGTCTTCATGATGGAAGGAAAGGGCAGATGCGTTTTTAGAATACCCACATATTTCGCATTTCCCTCCTTTATTTTGGATTAAGAACTTTCGCATATCTATTCCTCTTTGCGCAGAAGTTCTTAAATAGTTTGGTTGAGAGTGATAGAAATGTTGACGACATTTGTCAGAGCAGTATTTCTTGCTCGGGTTGGGAGTTTCAAAAACTTTCTTACAGTCTGGACATGTTTTAGTATTCATGATAGGATTATAACATAGGTGTTTATATTTTTAAATATAAACAATGGCCCCGTGGTCTAATGGTAAGACGAACGGTTTATACCCGTTGAGCCCTGGACTGGGGCGCAATCTCGGTTCGAATCCGGGCGGGGCTACCAATTTATAAACGGTTGCCCTAGATTGGGGCCTAGATCCAGGATCGACACCTGGCGCTTCCACCAAAATGAGGACGTAATGAGTTTAGAGAAGAAGAATATTAGAGAGCAGTTTCGCAGGGAAGTTTTAATGCGCGATGGTCTCAAGTGTCGAATATGTGGCTTCTCTGATGGATCTTTTGATGCTCATCACATAACTCCTCGGGAAGATATGCCTAATGGTGGATATGTTAAAGAGAATGGGATAACCTTATGCCCCGATTGCCATATTAAGGCTGAGGTTTCGGCCAAAGGAGAGATGGCGATTATTGGCTGGTGCCCCAAGGAACTTTACGATTTAATAAATTCTAGTTATGAGAAAGCCGTTGAGGCTTCAAATAAAATGCAGATGTAAGGCTCGTCTAATGGTTAGGGCGCTGGGTTGTGGTAATTTTTATGATTTCTTCAACGGTTAGAGAAACCATAAATAATAAATCAATTGAGGTAGTGCTTGTATGGTAACTATAGTTTAGTGGAAGAACGGTAGGTTGTGGACCTATTCGCCGGAGTTCGATTCTCCGTAGTTACCCCATTAAGGAGTTGTTGTGGATCGTCCTAAATATGTAAATAAGTTTATAGAGTTGGCGAAAAAAGTTTCCCGTAATGGGATTCATCATCGCTATCTGGTTGGTGCTGTCCTGGTAAAAAATGGTCAACCCATTGCTTGGGGTTCCAATAATAATAAGACACATACCCTTATGATGGGGCAAACTCTTCATGCAGAGATCTCCTGCTTAATCGGTAAGAGATATCGTGACCTACATAACACGACAATGTTTGTAGCAAGAACATCAAAGAAACACAATATCGTGGGTATGGCTCGCCCATGCCCTACTTGCCGTAGTATACTTACTAGCTTTGGAATCAAAGATGTATATTTTACGGGCGAGAAAGGTATTGTAGATTACCTGAAATTGTGCTAGATTAACCGAGCTAGGAGAGAACTATGCCAATAGATTATTCCGCAGTTATAGAAGAGTTCATGAAATATGAGCTCGATCCAGCAAGACTCAAAGAATCAAATATTTATGGAAAGCTCCTAATGGTTCGCGAGAACATGGATCTTTCCTCTACCGCTAGAGCCAAAGCCGCAGATGGTTTTGTCGCTGGAGCGATTGCTGTTATCGCTACCAAGGCTGGAACATGTAAATATTGGGAACGTAAGCTTAAGGAAGAAGTTAAACATCTGCGGATCGGGAAACGCATTCATTATAAAACAGTTCTACCCGACGGCATTGCCCGGATGAGTAAACAGTATAATGACTGGCTTGACGAACAGGTTAGTGCCGACGCTGAAGTAATTGAGTGCGAGAAGAAACAAGCTTTGGCGGAGTCTTCGAGAGCCTATTGGGAATTTTTATTAGAGGCTCTTAAGGAAATGGGTAAGCGCATTGATTCTGCCGGGATGCTGACCGCTGTTGAAGAGAAAAGAAACCCTCCGGTAGGACTCGGTAGCTAATGCCTAACTTCAATTTTGAATGTAATAATAAGAAATGTGCCCATCAGTTTGATGAGATATTTCTTACTTTCAAGGACTATGAAGAACAGGGCCCTCCCAAATGTCCGAAATGCGGGAAAGATTCAACTCGTATTTACTGGATGATAAACGGAGAGTCAATGAATATTAGATATAAGGGCCTTCCTATGGGGGATGGTCCTTCTGCTGGGATTACAAGTCTAAGCAGTAGATATCCAAAGGGGAGATAATGACAGATAAGAACTATGAAATAATGGAGTTCCGCATTGTCGATAGGATGGAAGGAGTGGATCCCGCTCTTCTTAGCGATCCCTATTTCATGTTTAAACTGCTCTTGGAGGCAGCAGAACTTGCTGAAATGATCCCCCTAAATGCTAATATGCAGTTTTATCCTCGTGATCCCGAGAATCCACAATTTTTGGGGATATCTTATTATCTCACTGTATCAGCTTCCCACCTTGATATTCATACATACTCCAAAGAGGGTTTCTGTACTTTAACCGTAGCGGTCTGTAAGGAGATTGACAATGCCAGAAAAGCCTACGAGCACATCCGGGGAGCTCTTAAGCCAGCTCACTGCGAGCCAGTTGAGACAGCTCCAGAAAGACGTATCTCAGCTAACCCCCCTAAATCGAGACCTAAAAAGAGACGAAAAAGCTAGACAGGAATCTCTTAGGCTCTATGATGAATTTAAGGCTGGGTATGAGAAGGCCTTAGAGCAACATTCAATCGGATGTGTCGAGGATACGTTCGGAAATATAAACGTAGAAATTCCCGTTGAAAAGATTGATTCGCTCAAGGCTGCTCTTCAGAATCTTTGCGAGGAAACTTTATCAGAGTTTTTGCACCTATTGGTTCCTCTTGATACTGCCGAGTACTATAAAGGGGTAGAGAATCGTTTATTCGATATTAAGAAGAGACTACAGAATAGGCCTCTAACTATTGATGCGCTCCCAACTATTGCTTTTGATATAGCAACAAAAGGAGCGAATCCTGCTGTTTTAGAAGAATTCCAGTCTCTTTATAAGAGAGGAGTCGCCGAGGCGATAGAAGCTACGATTAAGGATATGGGTTCTTTCAATGAAACTATTGAACTTAGAAATGCGATGTTGACTTCTCTCATAAATTTAGGTACTATACAGTCTCAAGAAACCTGCTAGGAGGAAGTTAGATGCCACGTGGAAGAAAGAAAAAGGAAGTAACGGAAGTTTTACAAACCGTAGGAACGCGGAATAAATCAAACGTTGTAAGTTCAGATGCTATGCGCGATCAGTTAGAGAAATCTGTTCTCAAAGAGTATGCACATCTCTTCAGCACCATGCCAGATAGACGGGATAATCTTTTTAAGCTAGATATCCCTGGCTTCAATTATATTCTTGGTGGTGGTCTTCCCCGCGGTCAAATCATTCATATCTATGGTCCCGAGGGAACCGGGAAAACTACACTAGCCATGCATATCATGGCGTCAATTCAAAAACAGGGAGGACGTGTTTATTGTCTCGACTCCGAAAACTCTATGGACTGCAATGTTGCTAAAAATATTGGCGTCAATGTCGATGAGGTTCGTTATTTAAAAGAGATGCCCAATGGGGAAACTGCTCTCGATATTGGAGAGAAGGCTATCCGAGCCAATTTATGCGACTGTTTAATCTTTGATTCGGTCGCGGCCTTAGTTCCCGAAGCAGTTAAAGAAGGGTCTAATCTCGATAAACATATCGGTGATAAAGCACGTATGATTTCTCAGGGCCTCGACAAGTTAAATAATGCCACGGTAAATTCTAATGCTGTTATCGTTTTTGTTAATCAGCTTCGAGCTAATATTAGTAAGATGCCGAATGCGCGGCAGTGGATTACGCCGGGAGGCAAGGCTTTACCGTTTTATGCTAATGTTAATATTCACGTTAGCAGGGTGGCTCCACTGAAAGAGGGCGAGAAAGTTATTGGTCAACAGGTAAAGTTAAAGGTAGAGAAGAATAAGATAGCTCCCCCAATGAGAGAGGTTATTTGTAACCTCATTTTCGGGCAGGGGTTCCGTAAGGATATGGATCTTATTTTATCTGCTAAGGATGCAGGGATTATCAAACAGAAGGGTAGTTGGATTGAATACAACGGAGAATCAATCGGTCAGGGATTGAACTCCGCAGTTGAATATGCAAAGACGCATGAGAACTTTCTACAAGAGCTGGAGGATAAATTATATGGGGACATACCCGTTGCCACAGAACCAGAAACTGTTGCCAGTGAGGCCAACAACAGTTCTGAAGTTCAAAAACCTGAATCCGGAGACATCAGCGCAGACGCTTAGTGTTGAAAGAGTATCACTAGTTGAAAGCTTGGGAAATCAGATAGAGGGGCTTCAAAGTGAGATTAGTAGCAAGAAGGAGTGGATTGCTTTCCATCAGACTTTGATGGAGAAGCAAGAGTTAGAGCTGGGGATTATGATTGATGCTCTTAATGAATTAGAAAATAGTGCTCATATCCTCAAGCACATCCAAGGGAGACCATTTTAATGAGTAAGACAACAGCTGACCAAGCCAAGGAAGCGTTAGATACCTTTAATGATCTGAAGAAAGATATCGATAAAATTAAAGATAGCGTAGATACCGCTATGAACGAAGCGTCTGCTGCCACTAAGAAGTTTGAGGGAGCTACTACTGCGGTCAAAGAAATGACACAGGCTATTATGCTCCATGAGATGTCTCTTCGTAAGCTCTATATGGGGTATACCGCCCAGTCAATTCTCTCAGATGCTCTGATTCGCTACATGGCAGGATATGAGAAGGGCGACTATCTCAAAGAGATGGAGAAGGTAGCCGAGAAGGGTGGGGATGTTCAGTTGGCCGACATGGAGATTAAGAACAAGGATTTCGATGTTCGTCGGCTGTCAGACATCGCTCAGGAAATTGCAGATGCCCAGGCTAAAGCTACCGAAGATGCCAAGAAGATGAGGGATCTTTCTGAGTCTACAATTGTTGCACCAGACGGTAAACCAGTTCTGCGCGTAGTTAAGTAATCCTCCTAGCAGGGATTTGGTCGCTGGTTGTCCAACGAGTGGAATGCGCAGACTACTGGTTCGGAGAGCCAACGACCCTCTTTGAGGAACTATATGGATATCCAGGAATTAGAAATCGCAATAAAGAAGATTCTAGATAGTGAGTCAAACACTGTCGATTTATTTGGGCATCCCTCTACCATGATAGACTCGGATCGGTTTTGGAGTTGTGCCCAATCTATTGCTTTTCGGGTAACAGAATTGCTAGCAAGGCAGAAAGCGTATTCTTCCCCTATAGTTTCAACTATAAATGGAACGCTAGTTTCTTTAATCCCTGTAACGATCAGAGAATTAACCGTATCTAGAGAAGTCTCCAGGCTAGGATTCCTAGACACGAATGTGAATATAGCTATATCGACAGCTTTATCTGGTCCGAATCTCACGATTTTAGAAAAGCTAGCAGGAGAGCTCAGCCGCAATGAGAAGCAGACAGACACAATGCTAGCTTTAATCCCAAAGACGGAGACGTCTAAATGCGGATTATCTTCTCCCAGCCCTGATGGTCCCTCCAGATCCACAGACACTTCTGGCAATTTTCAGGAACCCGCTGACAATCTATTTGATCAAAGGCCTCTCTATAGACAAGTCCAGGAGAGGGTTGAGAGATCTTCTTTTTTCGCTGATCGCGCTGATTATCAGGGGACTTCCGATTACAGGAATTATCCTTATGACGGATACCCTTAGTCTTTTCTCTTTTGCACTGAATCAATAATATCTTCTCTTTATTCCACGCAACAATATCAAATACTCCATGAGAACCCGAAGCTCGGATACAGTTATAACCTTCTTCTTTTAGCTCCGTCATTGCTTTATACTCTGTATTTCTTCCTCTTATATAATTTGGATTAGGCATATGAGTCAAACCCCATAAAGGTATTCCCGGGTTTGGGATTTTCAGGGCCGGGGATATCATTCGCGTTCCGCATTTTCTTCTTGGCGGACTGGAGCTGGTCAGCAACCTTTCTTGTGGGGTCCTTTGGACTCATATCTTTCTGGATTGGGATCTGCAGGTCAGTAGAAGCATTTGGATATAGAGCTTGGAATTCTTCCTTTACAATATCCGTACAGTCTTTATGCTCTTTATTAAATCTTTCCTCGTCATTGTGTTCATGAGGAATCGCAGTTAATACATAGCTCTGAGCAACTGATTTCCCATCTGCCTGTAAGTCAATCGCTACAGAAATCTTTACACCGGTTTGGTTTTTGATAATATAGCCACATAGTCTGTCAATTATATTGCTAATAGCCAACATTTCTGGGAATGGTTCTCCCTCATAATCTTCTGGTTCTAAAGTCTGCATATTAGTTCCTTATGCATATTGGCTCCTTATAGTGATGCTAATATTTTCCTTGCGATTGAGTCTGTATCAAGTTTATCATAATACCATATTTCAATGATTTGCCATCCTTGTTCTACGCACAATCTTCTCTTGAGAGCATCTCGCTTTAGCTGAACCTCAAAGGCATGTTTGGCCTTTTCTTTATCGCCATCAAATGCAACCGGTCCATCATGTTGTTCCCCATGACATTCAATAGCCATCTTGAGATCCAAGATAAACCAGTCAATATGGAACGGAGTTTTGGGAATAGGATATTCTTGATAGGAGCGGAGAGCACGAAGAATGGGGTGTGTGCGTAGGGCATTCCCTACAGCTCGGTGAAGCTTAGAGGCGCTTTTTCTATAACTGAATTTATGTCTTTTATAACTCATGTCTCACCTAGAAAGGAATCCGCTGACTCCCTAAAAGGAACCAGCGGATCCATCCTAGCATATTCCTACTTAAAGTTCAATCAATTAGAAGTCAAAGACGTCTAATAGAGCGACTCCAGAGGCAGAAACCGTCCCATCATCGTTATATAGAGTCGCCTTGGCGTCCTCTAGATTAAAGGTGTGACCACTCTCCTGCGGACAATAGTACTGCCGCATTCCATAGTTAACCTTCGAAGAGGCTCCGACTGGCCCGAGAGGTGATAGTTCAATCTTCTTCTCTTCTGGGTGAAGGGGGCACTCTACGGCCCAGGATACTGGGACTTTTGTGTGCTTAAGATAACTAATCCGCTTACGCATTTATAATACTCCTTTTGACCGATTAGAGTGCTTGAGCTGTGGTATCGAATGGATAAGCAACTCCATCCAATCCGGAAGCGGGAGCGCCATCAGCAAGTAGAACTTTCGGATACATATAGCCCCGCTGGCTAGATTCATCCCAGTATTGCGAACCGTGCTGAGTTGTCATAGTAGAACCACTCGTCAGCGCGATGTTTTCATTGTTGTGCAAATTAACATTCTTGCTCGCAGTATACGGATCCTCGTAGTAGTGCATTTGAGGTAGGCCCGGATAGTTTGGGTTGTCCGTAATTACTGCGTGCACTGGAGTTCCAGTAGGAAGAGCAGCGAAAGCTGGTCCCCAACCGATATCGTAACCCATTGATGTGCTCCTTTAATTTATAGAAACTGACTGAACGGATCGATGTCAGTGGGATGAATATAATCCCCTCTCATTAGACCCGCTAAACCACTTGGCAATGAAGACTTCTGGGGAATTGGTTTTACGAAGAAAGCGTGGCACGTATTACAGACCCAATAGGTCTCGTACTCGTTGACATCCCCGTAATAAGTAATAGTATCAATTCCCATTGAACCCTCATTCGCATACGGACGTTGGAAGGTCCACTGTAGACCTGATGGTGCAGGACGGAAGTACCCACTAGGATTAGAGTTCCATGTGGGCCGGCTAATACCGGACACTTCAATCACACCATCATCGTTCACCGGTCCCATGGGCTGTGTTAAACCGTTGGGATTGAACTTATTTCTATAGGCCGGGTAGCTGATATCGCTACTATCACATTCCGGACAGGCCTTTAGAAGGTCTATAGGAACCCCGTTCACGTAAGTCCTGAGCCTATATTCGCTCATTTATATACTCCATTCTGGGGTTCTTTATTACCGCTACACCTATATTCTAACAACTCTAGGTAACGCGATTCCAATATATGTCAACAAAATAATAACATTACTTATAAGCCATAACACGAATAGTGCTATAGTGCACCTACAGTGTTATTATGCTCTCATTGTGCTAATTTGTCTCGGGAGTATACTGATAAATAAAGCCCGAGGGCTGAAGTTTGGCGACCTTCTTCCAGTCCATTTCGGCTTTAGATGCTATGAATCCATAGGGTAAAAGATGGGTTTTGACCCAGGCAATCCACTCGGGAGTCGCCGTGAGGGGAACCTCAAGCGCAGAGATGAATCCAAACCTTTCATCATCTAGATTTGGACGAGGATATGCCGGCGTAGCTTCTACGACATGGAGCTTATCGGCTACCCTATAGAGCTTACTACGAACCAGCGTATATTCGGCCCAATTACCCTGATCAACAAAGACTACGTGGCACTTGGTATCCTTAGCTATTCTAAGAGCTAGCTCTCCTGTTTTCCCGTAGTAGTCCAGAACCCTATGATATTTAGGTTTTGCTTGCTCTATTGTCGCATGAATCCATTTAAGAATATCTAGATGTTTCATGTGAGTATGGTCACATAGCCCATATAGTGGTTCGTCTGAGCCATTTCCCGCCGATGATATTTCTGCAATAACCTGTGGTTCTGTATCTCCCGTGAACTGAGATAGTGCCTGAATTGCTGGTCTTAGAATTTGAAATACGGCGCGGCCGGCGCTAGCTTCCGAGATTCCTATGAATTTCATCCAGTCTTTGCACTCCGGGAGGTTCATCCTCCACTCTGTTAGCTGGGCCATATTCTGTGGGACTACTCTTCTGATGGGCATTTTTTACTCGCTTGAATCGTTTTACCATTGGGGGTTAACTAACTAGTTAATCCCTTATTTAGTTCCTAGTTATAACTTATACCCTATCGGGTATAAATAATTATGGTCTCATTGTATTGATTCTTTTCCCGTTTCTGTGTAGGCATTTGTCCTTGTAATTTTGCAGTATGTCATGATGCAGGGATTAACAGAACTATCTTCTATCCCAATAATCTCCATCTTATACTCGTTAGAGGAAATAGTTTCAAGCTTTTCTTTAACCGCCATTTTAACTCCTGGGCATCGTCTCCACCCATAGTCATGTAGTAAGATTACTCCTCCCACAACAAGTCGAGGCCAGAAGAAATCTAGTCCGTCTTTTGTGGCCCGATATATATCCGCATCAAGATGAACGAGGCTAAATTGTCTTTTCATCATATCTTCTGTAGCAGATAGGGGGAAGATGCCTTTGATTATTTTGACATTCGGGGCATCACTCATATAATTAAGAACATCTTCATAGGGGTAGGCAAAGTCTCCCTTCGCGTGTCCACCTTGATCTTGTTCGCTTATGGGAATACCCTCGAATGTGTCAAGACTCCATACGGTTTTCTTATCATTTGATACGGCAAGCATTTTGCTCATCCCGCCACGGAATATTCCTAGCTCAGCGATATCCCCAGGAATTTCTATTAATTCTCTCGCACAATCAAAAACAGTTTGGGCGTTCTCTTTAGATAGAGCAGTCCGACTATGAAATCCTGTTTTCCACAACTCTTCAAACGTATACATACTACTCCTTAATGGTCGAGGATAGATAATCTCTAAGCTTGTTGGAATTGCGAGGCAGATTTATGGCCGTGGCTGAAGGATAGGCATTGGTAGGCGTAAAGTCGTTTATGAGTATCCGCCGTGCATGTTTTAAGCCGAACAGTATATTGTCATAGGAGAATCCTAGTATTTTTAGATGACGTTCGGTTATTACTCTTGCCCTACTGGGGCGTGATGTTGTAAGGATTATTTCAATCTTTCCAGTGTTACGCAATTCATTAAGATATGATATATTATCTTTTAGGCCGGGAGTAGAGCCCCAGGATTTCCCAATATACTCAGATGAGTTTTCCACGAGAACACCATCTATATCGACAAAGAGAGTCGCGAACTCAGAGCGGTATCTGTCCCAGTCCTTTATCGTTCCCCAGTCTAAGTAGTTCTTAGCAGGATTATTTCTAAAACGGATTCCATCCAAGAGCATCTTATAGATGATATGGGATATATATAGATCTTTATTTTCTTTTGCTAGGCCATCATAGTGTTCGAGATAATCGTTTGCCTCTGCAAAGCTATATGCCCCACAGCAAAATGAAGTGCTTAATATCTTTTTCTCTGCAATTCCCGTGATAGAACCGTCGTGCCCTAGCGTGATATAACTCTTGTTTCGGGGATCAATCAAACCCGTTTGTTCTAATTGATAAGTTGCTATCCAGTTACCGGGCGATATATTGACTTCAAACTGATTATCACAATCTTTGATTATGATAGGTCCCCTAATATGACCTCTCCGGATTCCTAGCGCGACTGTATCGGGCTGACAATGAGTATCTTCTGGTTTTATAGCAACGAGCGTAATCCTTTTGCCGGGGGCTACTTTTTTAAGCTGGCGCGGTAGACTCTCTCCATACTCGTTTGCGAATTCCGCTAAAGTAGTAATACAGATAGCAGATATCTTTGATAAATCGAGAGTTCTGATACTTTCCATTAACATAGTATTCCCATTGGGATGAGTCAGAGTCCATTTGGGACGGACATTAGGAAAGCGACTTGATGCTCCCGCTATCGGAAGAATTAATGTTGGCTTGCGCATATCTGAGCTCCCTTGTATCTATCTCGAAGGACGTTTAGTTCTTCGTCTGTTTTTATATAGGGGACGATTCGTAATAGATTTATTGCTTGGATTAAATCCTGATAACGTTTATAGTCCTCAGAAAACATGAATCTTTCATTCAGTATGTTATCTAAATATCGAAGAGCAATATTTATCTGAACGTGGTCAAATGGTTTTCTATATTTTAATAGAAACCATTTATGGAATGTGTCTTGTCTTAGTTTCGTCATATCTATAACTGGAGCCTCTATATAGCTGTCAAGCGGATCCAATAACCAGACAATATTATTTTTATCATCAATAACCATATTCGCCAGTGTTAAGTCTCCATGACAAATCCCAACCTTAAGTATAAGAGGAGTATCAATTAGCTCATAAAGGGGGCGCGTATCAAACCCCATCCGCCTACATGTCGGTGAAATAGCATCTAGCTTAGTCTTTATTTTTCCACTAACATCCTCTGGATAACTTAGTTCTTGATTGCTTTCTATAAAGGTAGCTAATGATTCCGCTAGCCAATTTATCTGTTTCCGATTTGTTGTTTGCAGAAACTCAATTGCATCTTTCCCAAATAGAAAGGGCAGTTTGTAGCTAGCACTCTTCTCCCGGCATTGAAAAGAATATGGCTTCGGGAGTTGGACGCCTCCCGCCGATCTCCCAGCGAGTAACTGGATCTTTTTATGCTGAGCCTTAAGTCTATCTGGTTGCCCTGAATGCTTTATAATATATCCATCATGACATATGAGTCTTGCTCCGGAACCAGGCAAGAAGGGTAGTTGATTCATTTCGGAAGTCCTAGATAAACTTCTCGCCGTTGAGAGCGTATAGAAGAGGTTGTTTAAAGTCAAGCTTGACACCGTTACGAGTTGCTAATTTATAGATGGTTTCCTCGGGATTTTCGGAAGATCCATAAATTTGGCTTACGCGGGCCATATCCTTGGTGTCCCATACTTTAAGGGCTGTTGGCAAATCGCTAATAGCGAACTGGTCATTCATGCCTTTATAAACACAGACCGACGGCATAGTATATACGCCGGGCTTCATCCATTGCCCTATATCGTCTATTTTAATATCCAAATCAGGTCTCGACAAAATAACCCCATCATATGGGATAGTAGTATCAGCGATTATCTCCAATCCAACCCTGGTTGACCAAAACTGTTTATAATTATTTTCCGGTTTCCATCTGGTTCCCGGTATTTTAACAACACGACAAAGTGTTGTTAGTCTACTTAGGGCCAGTTCTTTACTTGGTTCATTTAGTATTATTAGATTAAGCCAGGGATTAGATTCCAAAAGAAGATGGCTATGCAGATGCTTCCATGTAATAAAATAGGCATCAACTTCATGCCCCATGGAGAGAAGATTATCCCGGTGTTCTTTTATCCGTCTATCGACATCCTCGAGCGAAGGACGGATGGGACCCCTCCATAGTACCCCATATCGAGCCACTAAATGGCTCCTATCTGCTTAAAGAATTGAAGACAAAGTTTGATATGCTCATTCCTCTTTACTTCCCAGCGCTTCCGTATGTCCGACGGAACTTTGGCCGAATTAATATTCGCGTCTTCGTCTATATATTTTAGTTCTTTATTAGTAAGGATAAAGTTTAAAAGACTGGGATCGTTTGCTCCTCTTTTTACACTTTGATCCCACATTTGGTATATTTCGCGAGGAGTGGGACTAATTGGGTTAATACGGGCGACTACATCTATAGTAAAACCTGGAATAAGACTTTTCTTGGGACCTGCTTTTTTATTTGGGTCATCGTTCATCCTGTCAAACCACCACTGCTTATCCTTATTATCATACTGCAGGACATACATGAGGGGAGTATTTCCTCGCTCTAGATGATGGCCGACATATCGTTTCATATTATTTACTCGAACGATATACATTTTCCTATCGCCCCAACCTGAGTGCCAGACCATTGCCTCCTCTACTATTACCTCTGCTTCAGGTTGTAGTTTCTTAACAGCTTCTGTTATAAAAAGACCAACATCTTCCGTCTTGCCATAACGATTAAACATGCGGTCCCAGCCAGCGCTACCTTTTTCTCCGACCCGGGGCAATTGGACTATTGATGTTTGGGCTAGACAAATCGACTTTGCGACATATTCGGCAAAGTCTTCATCTGACTCTCCATTATGTCCGTAGTGGTGAAGGATATTAAGTAGTAACTGATAGTCTGAGAAGAACGTGGATTCGTAGAGTTTGCGGATTAAAGTAAGGCGCATATCTGCCCCACTTATAATGATATTCTTTAGCCCTTCTTTTTTAGCTAAATCTGATTGTTTATTATGTTGGGTATGAATCTTCTCAACAGATAATACAATAGATTGAGGAAATTCCCGAGCGATATTGCGAGCGAATATTCCTATATCGCTTCCCCAGTCAATACATGAGAATGAGCGGTCTGTAGGGAAAACTGAGTGGAACGCCCCATATCTTACATCTGTGTTCTCTTTGTTTTGATAATCTGCCACAATCAACCCCACATATGTTAGATTTTAGTTATCATTTTTCTCTATATAAATCTGATTAGAGGAAACATTACATGAGCCGGCCCAAAATGTATTGAGCTGGTTCTCCGTATGCCATTCTTTACTCGGAACCCAAGAGCCAAGTTCGGCTCCTATATTCTGAGTACGTCCGAGTCGTGGTCTTACCTCGCTTCTTTCGCCTCGGGTAAAATGATTAACAGTAGTATCCCATGAAGCTCGTTTGCCTTCGTGGTCCCACTGGGCGCTCATATCTGTCCAGCGATTCTGCCAGGTTCCCCAGCCCCATGGAGTAAACCACTTGGTCCTATAGACTGTGCTGAATAAAGAAGAATCTACAGTCTCTTTGTTATAGCCACAGACATTCATAATATCCGTGTCGTCAGCATATTTATCCCGAGCCCACTCCATAAATTCGAGAAAGTCTTTGGCCGGGACTACGTCATCTTCTAGAATTATAACAAAGTCGGACTCTTTAAACCCATGGTCTAGAGATGCGTGGACATTACGATTGCATCCAAGACGCATGGGATTTATGTGGAGAGTTTTATTTAGACCAGAGATTTTATCTATGGCATCTATTACTTCGGGGAACCCTGGCTCTGCGTGGATAAATATTTTATACTTCTCTATCCCATAGCAACTCTTCATTCCCTCGAGAACGGCCCGGGTATAACCGGGACGCCGATAAACAGGCATTACTATGACTTTTTCGTATCGCATTTAAATTCCTTGAGTTAGACCTGTTCAGGATTGTCTCGATAAAGTCTATATTTCCCGAGCTTCAATACTAGGTGCTTCTCTACACCCGGAGAAATCATCTCCTGTTTGTCTACCAGACGAGACATAGCCCAACCGCCTTCCGGCGTTGAAGGACAGTATTCTTCAGTAGAAGAGGAGATATGAAAAGATGCGATTTCAGTATTCTGATCATTGCTAACCGAGATTACTTCACAATCAGGTGGAAGCCCCAACCATTTGGCCAGAGCTTCATAGGTCATCCGGAAGATGGCGCGATGTTTAGGCATTGCTATCTCCTCCTGTATTACTATCTGTAAAAAACTCAGTATTTCTATCGAGGGCCTGGGCACAATTCATGCTTCTTACCGAAGACATGCTACGAGATAATAGGGTATATGTTTCGCTAATTCCCTTACTAGTTGCATCATAGTTTAGTGTGGATCCGGCATAGCCACTAATTCCACCAATGCCTACAGATCCAGCTTCAGAGAAGGAATCGATATTGGCTCCCATGAATACGAATCGCCACATAGCTGTCTGGCATTCTTCAACTAGTTTCTTGAGATCATCTTTCTTAATCTCGCGACTTGAGTTTTCCTCGCCGTCAGTAATGACAACTGCAACAATCCGACCCGGGCGACTATCTTCGGGCATGGAATTGACATATTCCTTGGTCTCTTGGATTGCCTTATGCAGGCCGTCCAGAAGAGCCGTTCCACCTCTCGGGGAATAGGTCAGGTCATTCAGTTTGGGGACATTAGCAAGAGGAACTCCGTTGAAGTCTACTTGGTATTCATGGTCAAACTGGACCAGTGTCATAGTGGCCTTGCCTGGAAGCTTCTGTTGTTCTTCAAGAAAGTGATTAAATCCACCGATTGTATCTTTGGCTAGGGATGACATCGATCCCGAGCGGTCAATGACAACTGTAATATGTGTATAGTTCTGATCCATTATTTCTCTCCCTTAGTTAGATCCGCTTCTTCTGCAGCCTCGGCCATTTTTTCTTTTAGATCATCTGCCAACTTGACGGGGACCTCTCTGATTCCTTGAATCTTTTTCATAAGTTCCTCATTCATTGGAGCTAGCTCTACGACAATACAGTCTTCTTCTGTCATGGCAATATTCTGCCGGCTATCCATGATGGGAACATAGGCGGGACTTTTCATTTTCTTTCCATCTGCTCCCGTTACTTCCTTACCTGCTTCTGGGTTCTTGGTCATAACAAGAGACCTAATAGAACCGGTTAGGCCATGGGGCCCCGTTACAGACATCTTTACTTCTACGACTCCATTAAGACTCTCTCCCGTGTTGGCATCGAAGATTTGAACGTCCGGTCCCTTAACGCCTGTTTTTCCGGGGTTGGCCCAGATCCCTGTCATAATTGTATTCCCTTCAGGGGTCTTGTTTCCCGACTCAACGAGATAAGTAATTACGACTCTACGCATTGTAGTTATCCTTTAATCAATTTTAAGACAGAAGAATATGGATAGGAAGTACTGAATGGTGATATCTCAGAGGTTAGCACGCAATTTCCTAGCACGTATTCTTACAGCCTCAATTGGTGGAGCGCCTGGGAATTGAACCCAGCTGGTATTCTCATTGCAAGTGAGACGACCACCCCATGCAGTCCCGCGCCCCATGGAGCCCACTGACGGTACTGCCCCGTCATCTCCACTTTACGAAAGTGGTGCATCTCTTCAATGCTTAGCAGGCTTACGACAGTGCCAAGGGAATTACTTGCGAAACTTGTTCAGGAAGCTACGGGTCTTGGCCGTCCACGTGGCTCCCCATCTGGCCCAGCTTGCTGCGCCAGCAGCAAACGTTATTGCTAGGATGATGAGGTTAGTCAACATGAATGGTCTCCTTGATTACTTCTAGTACCTTCTCTGGGATTATAGCAATATTGCACGGGTTGTTCAACTGGCAATGTGTAAAGCATGGAACAGGTCTACATACTGCTTCCTTGGGCCTAACTGGCTCTACATACCTCACAGATGGCCCAATTGGCCCCACAAACGGCCCTTTCTGACCCGATTCTTGCGCACAGCCCATGGTGGCCCCCATGACTATAACAGAGGGCAAATTGACTGATTCAGCCAGATATGAGGGCCCGCCATCAACACCTACATAGAACTTGGCTCTCTCTAGAACCGCTGCTGTTTCTTGGTACACTGTTTTACCACAGAGGTCTATTGTCCCGGGTACACGCTTGTCAGATCCGATGCCTATCTGAACTACTTCTATACCCATGGACTTCTTTATCATGGATACTAATTTTGTGAAGTGCTGAATGGGCCAGTCTTTACTTGCGACTCGAGAGGTGGTATGGATAACGGCATAAGTATTATTAGGAATAATGGGGGATATATTTTTTCTGGCCTCGTCGCCTATATTAAAGCGGATATGTTTATCTTTAATGGGAGTGGTTAATAGACCCGTCCTAGATGCGTACCAGTCAATCATATGAGAGTTACGAGTCTCAGGAGTGTGATGCCACATTGTATCGTAGTGGTTGGCCATGGCCATCCGGGCTATGTGGTCAGATTGTTTCCCGCGGAGATATTGATATACATCGGGGTAAGAACCGCCATCATATAGAACGATATCATTGATCTCGGGGTTCCCCGCCAGTAGACCTTTATAGACCTTATTTGTGTGAAATCGAATTTGAACATCGGGGTATTGTCTTTTTATTTCAGAGATAATAGGGGTTGTCATTAAGACGTCTCCCATCGTCTGAAATAATACTAGATCGAATATTTTCATTTCCAGTCCTCTAATATATCCACTGTTCTAGTTGCGACCTTGGAGGCAATATTATGCCACTCGTATGGTTGCATATCAATGGCTGCTTTTTCTCCTAGCTTTTCCATCTCTTTGGGATGTTCGTAGGCCCAGCGCATTTGCCTTCGAAGGTCTCCAATGTCTGCATTCCACCACTCATGACCAGATTGAACGGGCTCTCTTAAAAGCCAGGGAACATCTGAAACGGGAATTTGCCGACACTTAACGAGAAGACCATTTGTTTCATTCATATAGGAACGATGACCCGATGCATCTGTCATTATTGTCGGTACCCCACAGGCCATAGACTGCATAGTACCATAACTCCACCCCTCTCCTCGAGTAGGGAGAACATAGCAATTAGAAGCACGATGAAGAGATGCGATTTCATCATTTGTCATACTGTCTCCGAGGAATAGTAAATGAGCAGTTGACTTGTTGGCTGTTCTATATTTTATAATTACGTCTTTAATCATTCTTTTGGATCTCTCGAAGTCCCCGCCGGAGTATGCCTTTAAGACAAGTGTAACGTTGTCCCTAGCTGAGAACTCTTGGAAATATGCGTTTAGGAGAAGATCTGGGCCTTTACTTGTTTTGTAGTCCATAATACTAAGGAATACAAACTCCTTCCTGCCTATAATTTTTGCAGGACTAATATTCGGGTTATATCTTTGTAGATTAACTCCTAGTGGAATTACCTGAATCTTTTTTTCGGGCAATCCTCCTTTGACGAAGGCTTGTTTTCCCCATTCTGTTGGAACCCATATCTCATCTAATGGGACTTGTTTCTCTATCAACTGCCAGACATATGGGCACCGATCGGTCTCATATATGGTAGCGCAAATATTCGGAACACCCTGCTTTCGTTCTACGATTCTAGATGGTGGCATATGATTAATATAGATATGGTCATCCGGAAGAGTTGTTCGTTCCATTTCTTGGAGCTTAGTTAGTTGCATATTAGAGAATACATTTGAGATAGAAGACCAGTTATCCAGAGGGGTTAGTCTCGTCGGGACACCGATGTCATATAGTGCGAGCGACAACTCTCTAACGACTAGAGCTATTCCAGAGATGTCTTTATACGGTCCATAGATTTCTATTCCAAATGACATTATCGATCTCCCAGATCGTGGTCTATCATCATTTGAATCAGTTTTTCAAATGTGATAGTAGGTTTCCATCCTAGCAATTTTCTAGCATCTGAGGAGTCTCCACACAGAAGGTCTACTTCAGCCGGGCGAACAAAGCGATTATCCCGCCTTATGTATTCTCTCCAGTCTAAGCCCACATATCTAAATGCAATTTCAATTAGTTCTTGGACTGTATGGGTTTCACCCGTAGCGAATACCCATTCCCGTGGCTCATGGTGTTGCATCGCCATATACATACCTAGGGCATAGTCTTTTGAATAGCCCCAGTCTCTTTTGGCGTTAGTGTTTCCTAGGACCAGTTCTGTTTGTGCGCCATGCTTAATATTAGCGACGGCTTTAGTAATCTTTCGGGTAACAAAGTTCTCTCCTCGGCGAGGAGATTCATTATTAAAGCAGATGGCCGAGATACCGAAGAGATTATAGGATTCGCGATAGTTAATAGTAGTCCAGTGGCCGAATAACTTGGATATTCCGTAAGGACTCCTTGGATAGAATGGAGTCTTTTCGTTCTGGGGAGTTTCAGCTACTTTGCCAAACATCTCAGAAGTAGAAGCCGTAAGGAATTTTGACTTGAAGTCTGAGTTACGAATGGCCTCGAGTAGTCTAAGAACTCCTAATCCTGAGATATCTGCAGTTGTAATAGGCTCATTGAAACTCACATGAACATGAGATTGAGCCCCTAGGTTATAGACCTCATGGGGCCTAATTGATCTGAGAATTCTATCTAGGGAGGATTGATCCGTGAGATCTCCCTGGACAAGTTCTATGTTAGAAAGGATGGACTCTATTCTACTCGTATTGGGTGTAGAGGTGCGGCGCACGAGACCATATACTTTATATCCTTTTTCTAGTAGGACTTCAGCCAGGTATGAGCCTGTCTGACCGGTGATTCCGGTGATAAGAGCTTTCTGTTCCATTATACTTCCTCGGGTCTAATTCTTATGTTAGTTGTTTCAGTATCGATATTATCAAATAAGTTTTCCCACTTTTTAATAATTGGTGCCCAGTCGAACTTCTTGGCGAATTCTTGGGCATTACGTCCTAGCTCAGTCCGCATAGCTTTATTCATAGCTAGTTTATCCATTGTTTCTTTAAGATGTTTGACATCAACGATAGCTCTTCGGATGTGAGAACCGGCTTCAACAAGAAATGACGCGACCTTAATTAGCCCCCCACCTTTTGATTGACCAATAAATTCTGGTCCAATAGTATACGCCGGAACAATGTTTGGGATGCCCGCGGCCATTGACTCAATAATTGGTATACCGAATCCTTCACCCCAGGCAGTATTAACATGAACATCCATACATCCGTAGATTAGACGAAGAACAGGAGGAGGGACTCCGCGGTTAGGATGGAGGTCGGGAGTCACATAAACCCTATCTGATATCCCGAATTCCAAACCCAGTCGGCTTAGTAACCACCCTTGATCTTGGTTGCAAGCATGAATTAGAAGTCTTGACTTAGGATGAGTCTTTATGTGCTCCGAGAACGCTTCATACAGGGCGGGGATATTTTTGCGAGGCTGGTTTCTTGCTACCATTCCGAATACTACTACATCATCAGATCCAAACATTTCTATTCTTTTTTGTGATCTAACTTCTTCCGGAAGGGGACTAGACCAAAGCCCAAAGTCAATTCCATGATATATCATTTCGATATCTCTATTGAGGGCCATTCCAGCAACTCGTTGACCGAATTGGCTAAAGGTTAATGGCGTGTCGATATATTGTAGGAAATTTTTCCACTTGTCGGGAACAGGCATTCCGTCGATAGGAACATAAGAAACCAAATGATGGTTTTTAAGATTGGGGTGCTCTAGAATCCAATCGACCATATAGATGTCCCCGAAGTAGACAACAATATCTGGCTTGAAGTCTTCGAGAATAGCATCTATAGTCTTTCCGCCATTCTTATCTTTCATTGTCTTGTCTTCTTTAGAAAGACTAGTGTGATATAGCTTGAATGGGAAGTTTGAAGACCGAAGACCCTCATATGGATAGGTTGGTTCTTTGGCGGGAGGCTCGAACCACCCCTGGCATGCTATCTCATATTTTTTGGTAGCAGCCAGACGTAGTAAAATGTCGTGCGTAATTACTCCATAGCCAGTATGAATGGATGGAGTTTGAGAACACCACAGAATTCTTTTTTTAGTCATTACGAATAGTCCTATTGCGAAGATTACTGATTATTTAGGTGACGGATTAAATTAATAAGAGAGGCCGTTGAACCCTTACCAAAGTCTTCTGGTTTTATTTCAACTGTCTCAGTTTCGCCTTCATCAGTTGGAGTTATCTGTCCGGTTATATTCCCGTCTTTTCCAATGACGAGGATATTTCCCGCTTCATCAGCGATGTACTTGACCTTATCAGTTTTTGGATCTCTAAAACGCATCTGTCCCATACTGAACCTCGTGCTTTTATTATAACTAGTTTTTCTTTTCTATCCACTTACCCTTATTACACCTCGATTTATAGTCGCAGTTGTGGCACTTATATCCTATATCTGGGAAGTAGATGTCTTGTTCTATAGCCTTACATACCGAATTTACTATAGCTTCAAGCTGTATTTCTTGTTCATCATTCCTGTGGGTCGTATAGAACTGATTATTAACATTCTCTAATACGAAGAAGCCTAACTCAGCCTTAGCTTCACCCTTCTTGAAGTTAGCCTTAGGATACATTCTCTCGAGAAAGTCTCCTATGAATTTCCGGTAGGCAACCATCTCGAGACTATTATAGCCATACATCTTAGACGCTTCGTAGCTAGACGGGCATAATTTGATCCCCATAAGCCTAGTCTGATCTGTCGTCGTATATGTGAGAAGATCAATCTTCCCCGTCAATGTGTGCTGTCCCAGTTGTATTGAATATGGATAGTCTATGCCAGTTAGAGATAGTGGGTTTTTGGAGAAGTACTTGTGAAGATGAAGCAGATTAAGCCATCCGTCATTACCTAGAGATTGTCGAGTTTTTCGACCGGATCCAGAAAAGTCTAAGGCGACATCTAGATCGAGTTGGGGATACCAAATATTTTGCCAGGAGTCTTGAAGATATTTTATATCAGGGAGTGATCTCGATCCATACCACTCTTTGAAGAAGTTTATGGCAGTTACATAGAGGCAGGTCTTCCAGTGCTCTATAGCTTTAATCTGAAGAGTTGGAGCATCCAGCTTATATTTGAAGCGGTAGTAGAAGGGACAGCGAATATAAGTAAGAAGTTCCGTAATACTTAGTTCCATTATTTCTTTACTTTCTTTTCTAGCATTGCCTGTTTAAGGATGGCTTTGGTCGCTTCGGTTTCGACCTTGGTTGTGAGGATGCAATAAGCGAGATGTTGCGCGGAGGTTAGCCCATAGGAATTGGCGGCGTAAACTAGTTTAGCCCATAGCTCATCGTCGGTGATGTCATTGTAGCCTGCAATATATTTCCCCAAAGCTTCTGTTGCGAAGACTTCAGTTATATGGATACGACCGGTGGTGATATCCATTACAACCATAAATTTATCACCGCGAGACTCTAATAGCCCAAGCGCTAAGCCTAGACTATTAGGTCCCACTAGTGCAGGTTCTTTATTAAGAAGCTTAAAGTGCTCTGCCATTACGAATTATACGTTCGTATCGGTCTTAGCCGGGACAACATTGATGGCCTGAAAGCCACCCTTGCCATCGCCCATTTCGAAGGTAACTTCTTGACCTTCTACTAGAGTGCGATATCCCGGCATGTTAATATTGCTGTGGTGGACAAAGATATCCCCGCTTTTCCCATCGGCCCTTGGAGCCTCAGGAAGGATGAATCCATATCCTTTTGCAGCGTTGAACCACTTGATTGTACCTTTTAATTGCTCGCTCATTGCTTTATATTCCTCTTGTTATTTATTTTGCCCGAGCTTTCCCATTGTCCCCTGGCCCTTTGTGGGGTCAGGCTTCATAAGAGAGACCGCGTGGCTTGCAGGACATTCCTGAAACTTACCAATTGTAGGGCGGAAGTAGAAGTATAGACTATCAGCGAAGACAGCCTGTTTGTTCTTCCCAACTTTCACCGAAATAATCGGATCTCGTTCCTCAGTAGTTCCTTGCTGATTTATTGTAACAAGCTTACTTCTTTCTGGCCCAATGTCTTTTAATTCGTTATATACGTGCATAATTACGGACAGGTCGTATTCCATCTGGGCAGTTTCAGAAAGGTCACTATTTTCAGGCCTTTGTCCAATTGGAAGCTTGGTATACTCCATGGTTGCGAGCATGGCTACCCAATACTTCTCAGATAGGTTCTTAATTAGACCCGACATCTTTTTAAAGCGGATACGCTCATCCCATTCAGCGAAGTCCTGTGCTTTATGAAAGTTATCGAAGACTGTGAGGAACTTACTCTTGGGATGTCTTTCTTTATAATACTTAATCATTGTCTCGGTATAGCCTAGGGTGGTTCCGTGAGTAGAATCCTTTACAACAAGCTTCCCGCTCAGGAGTAAATCTTTAATGCTCTTTTTCCCCATCTCCCACTTTTCTTGAAGAACTCTTGCCTCTTTAGGATTCTTCCCATTGATATATCTCATTGGGTTGGTAACGAAATTCATTGGTAGTTCTTGATCTATGGCTACCAGACGAGCTAGAACCGTATCTCTATTGTCGTCAGTAGAATGGAACAAGACAACCGTATTGTTATTTAGATTTTTCGCTACGTTCCAGGCGATTGAAGATACGAAAGAGGACTTGCCATGATTGGGTTTGCCTCCGATACCAACCGCCCTCCCTTCTTGAAAGCCATTGATTGCTTCGTCTAGGGCTTTCCATCCTACGGGGATACCAACAATATGATCCATACGGTGTTTCCAGTTTTCGGTCATTGCATCGAAAGCTTCAACCGTTTCTACTGCTCCCACACTATCCATTGAATCTGCTGCCTGGAATTGCTCAATCATATCCCGATACGAACCAAAGATTTCTTTGGCGGCCGCAGGATTCTTACGTAGTTCTTTAATGGCTTGGTTGGCAATAGAGCGGATGCGTTCGCTGTTCTTAAACTCTTCTAGGCGACCGATCCTATCTACTTCGCTTTGGATTGCAATAAGTCTTACACCCGTATTATCGGCGAGTTCTTTAATCATCTTCTCTCTGCGGATGATGTTGGGCTCGGTAATGATAAGAGGAATCATTTTCTCGGCTATCTCTTCAGAAGAGGTCGCAGAATCGAAGTGGGTAATTCTCCACTGGAAGCAGGACATCTTTTGTAGACCTTCCCAGAGTTCTCTCGCGTTAGTCGGAAGTGCTACTTTTAGATAATCGTCAGGGTCTAGTCCTTCGGGCAACTGAACTATATCAACTTGAAGTTGCTGATTAGCGATAACATTATCGAGGATTCTTTCTACGGCTAGCTGTCCTCCGTTATCATTATCCAAACAGAGGATAACTTTGCTAATTCCGCTTCTTAGAATAAGCTGGACATGTTCGGCTGTTAGGGACGTTCCTCCAATCGCTACAACGTTGTGTATTCCCTTTTCGTGCATAGTGATAGCGTCGGCATATCCCTCGACGACTATAAGCCCCTTCTCTCTTGAGGGGGTCTTGGCTAAGTGAAAACCATAGAGGATTTCTCTCTTCCGATATATGGGACAGTCTTGCGAGGTATTGATATACTTGCTCTGGTGGGTTGTTGGGTCTGTTTCATGCTTCATATCTCTGGCCGAAAACCCAACGGGAGTCCCGCGCTCATCACAGATGGTAAAGATGAATGTATTCTCGTTGAACATATCCGGGCGGTATAGGCCAGACTTTCTTAGGGTCTGGTCAGAGACTCCACGGTTCTTTAGGTCATTAATGAATTTATTAAAGCTTTCGACTATCCCTACCCCGAACTTCTCTCCGATAGATATATCCCAGTTTCTATTTTTGAACAGTTCATCATAGCGGGCTTCATTATGTTTGTTGCGGGAACAACGGATAAGGATGTATGCTTCCTGATAAGCCTGATAGATTTCGGCTAGAGCTTGTTGCTCTGGTGTCATTTCTAATTCAGGAGGCTGAATTCCAAACTGTTCACATAGTTTCTTAACTGTTACATTAAGGAAACCTGGGCCAGATTGAGGTAGACCCTCGAGCATATTTGCGGCGTGGAATATGTTCCCGGATAGACCGCATCCATGGCAGTGAAAGACTGGGTCATTCGGAACGATGTTACAGCTGGGGGTAGAGTCCTCATGCGCAGGATTTATACATTTGAATTTGCCATTTGGAGCTATCTCAACCTTCTGGGATTTTAGATATTCATAGAGCTTCTCTTGTAGTGTTTCTAGACAAATACCTAGCGATGGGTTCTCTAACATTTTGATTGACTCCTCTTGAGTAGTTCTCGACCTTCATTAGAACTATATCCGTACTCAAGACACTTGTCAAAACATAATTAGTATTGACAATTACGCATACAACCAGTAGTATAGTCTCGAGACTTCAGAACAAAGGGGTTGACATGGCCGTCAAAAGAATTGCACCGCAGGGTATCCTCGCAAAGATCGATCAGCATATCACTAACCCGCCCAATTTCGATACTCGTCAGAGACACTTCTATCCTACTCAGGCTTCCTGTATAGACGATGATGGAAATGTTCATGGCTCTTGCCTCCGCAAAGTTGGCTTTGACATCTTTAGCATAGGAAAGTCTAATCCATTCAAGGCTGATACCTATTATACATTTGCTATGGGTCACCATGTCGAAGACATGCTTGTCAATTGGCTGAAAGAGATGGGTCTATTTGTTGCTCGGAATGTTAAATTCTTTAACTCTGATTTCTTTGTTTCAGGTGAATTAGATATTATCGTCCGCGAATCCCCGGGTTCTAAGACTCTTATTGGGGTTGAATCTAAGTCATCTCATGGTCCATTCTTTAGAACAGAGGTTATTACCGGAAGAGCGGGACAACCTCCCAAGCCTAAAGATGAACACGTTATGCAGGTTATGCTATACTTGGATAACTTTAATCTTCCTTATTTCGTTCTCATCTATATCGGCCGTGATTCCTTCGATAGGACAGAGTATACTATCCGTTTAGTTGAAGATAAGAATGGGGATCAGTATCCAGAGATTTCTCGTCCGGACGGATCTTTTTATATTGATAAAAGATTCGGTATGGCGAATATCTATAACCGCTATAAGGATATGATGCGCTACATGAAGACCGGAGTTCTTCCTCCCCGGGATTACACCCCTCTTATGACTCAGGAAGAGATGGAAGCGGGTGTTGCTTCTGGGAAGATTACCAAGTCCAAGCTTAAGAAGTTCGAGGCTGGTGAGATTCTAACAGCGGATTGGCAGTGCAGATATTGCGATTTTAAAGACTTATGTCGCGGGATGGAAGCGGGAGAAGTGAAGAACTTTGTTGAGAGATTTAACAACAAGGAATTCAAGGTAAAGGAATATGATAAATAATGGAATGTCCCAGATGTCGCTTCGAGATGACCGAAAAGGAATATAATTGGAGCAGAAGAGATGGTTTAAATAATTCCCTTGCCGGTATTATTCATATCCCTGCCATATATTTCAGGTGTAAGAACTGCTTTCATGAGGTTCATCGTAATTCAAGCCATGTTATTTCAGAGGCGAGATTTAAATGGCATTAGAAGCCTATCCCAACTCTTAGATATACTTTCATATTCTTTACATCCCAGAGGTTTTTAATGTCGGGAGTAATGACTTCTGCCCCTGTCCATAGAGGGCCGAATGTCTGAGCATCTATCCAGATGCCTGCAGACTGAAAGCCCGAGCTACTAAGAATACCCATTACCCTACGAATTTCTCGCTTAACAATCTCCGTCTTCTTAAGTCTCTCAATCTCTGTAGTCGCTTCAACCAGACGAGTTGTTAGTGTGTCTATAATTTGTTTTGACTTTTCATCTTGAATAGCAACATTTCTCTTATGTGTGATAGAGGTTCTATAGACAGCTTTGCCCTGTCCGTCAAGGGCCAAAGCACCATTAGGAAGGATAATCGGTTCGATAATCTTAACCGTATCTTCTGTGTAGTTTTTCTTGTAGCTACTATACTCGTTTTGGATCGTTTCTTTATCTTGCTCGAGTTGAGTAACTTTTGTCTTGAGAGAGTCACGTTCTTCCACAACCTTCTTATACGTAGGCATACCAATATAAACTACGCTTAGAATGATTGCTAATAATGCGATTCCCACTCCCACTTTTCCCTTATTCATCGACAGCCATTGCTTCATTTCAATTACTCCTTATTTATCTACGCTAGGATCAATGACAGATGCTGCGGTTAGCGTCTTGCCCTTATTGCCGGCCAGCCAAGCAGCTAGAGCTTCCATGATAGGACCTACATGTTTTCTCATACACCAGTTCATCCATGCAAGCGCCATTATCCCAACAACTGCGATGACGGCGACATCAGATACGAGCTTGCCTTTATCCAGAAGCTTCCAGGTCATCCAAGTTGTTATCCAAACAAAGACAGAAGCTTTAGATGGAAGGTCAACACAGATAAGCATCCCGATTCTATGGAATAGGACGGTCCACCAATGAGTCCCAGGGTCTCCATATACAGGTTCGTAATGATTAAAGTTTTCGATACGCTCTCTCTCAGTCATGGTTATTGACCGTCGAGTTCGTAGTGAGGCATGTCCCAGTCATCGCCATTTTGGAGTTCAAAGTCTCTATTCCAATCGCCACCCCAACGAATGGGGATCCCAAGAACTAGAGCCATTCCTCGGACGACACCCGCAAAGTGAGCTGTGCTGGCATACTCTCTGGCCTTCTTAAGCTCTTCGGGGTTTAGACCTTTAAGATCCGGCCATCTTACGTTCGGCTTGTCCGCATACCAGCGCATAACATCTGCGGCCAATGATGGTTGTTTATTATGCTTAGATTGAGGATACCTGAGCTTGGAGTTACCAGCATTAAATGCTGCGTCTTGTTCTGCTTGGCCTCTGTGACCGCACAGAACGGTGCAATCAATATGCTTGATTACTTCGTTGAATAATCTCTGGATTTCGGGATGAGCGCCGGAAAGATTATTAATAGACCTGTTTCCAAACTTGGGCATGATATCTCCTATCACTATATTTCATTCTCTATTCCATTATAACGGTAAATGCGGTTGAGGAGATCGAGCACAACGGAATTAACTTTATCGGGATCTTTAATATTGACAAGGGATTCTAACGCTCTGACGACATCTAAGATAGAAAGTTTACCCATTGGGCAACTCCTGTTGAGGTTTATAGCGCTTCCGCGGCCCTCCTTTCTATTTAGATATTTGGCTGATTACTTCCATCACTTTTTCTGGGGAGATAAAGGCATCGGGGTTGTACGGTTCAGATTCCCACGTATCAAATTGATTCTTCCGCATATACATTCTACCCTTAATTAGATTGATATTCTCCTTGTGACCAAAAATAAGAGGATCAGATGTCCCCCATAATACTATAGCTTTTACTTTAATATCCCAGCAAAAGTGTTGAAGAAAACTGTCACAACATATTACGTGTTTGGCTTCTTTAAGTAGCTTCTCCAGTTTATCTAGGGGCTCCTTGACTACTTCAACGACTTCGTAGTCCACAGAGAGAAGCTTGAATAGCTCCTCCCAGTAAGGGTATTCCTTAGCGCTATGATTTCCATTGCGCAGTGGCCGGACGCCCCTTGAGTAGACTACTAGAGGCTTCATATTTCTACCCCATAGAGTTCAGCATATGCGTACTTGATTTCTTTGTCTTTCCATCCCTTATCAATGCAGTATTTAAATATATTATGTCTATCGGGGTTACACAGCTTTTGACCTTCAGCGAGACTTATACAATTCTCTCCCGGGAATAGTTCCGGATAGCATACGGCCAATACTACGTCCTTATACTTTTCTTTTATCTTAGGCAGTATTGATCGGAAAACTATATGGTCTCCCATCCCCGAGTCTAGATAACAAATCTTGTGTCCTTCGTATTCTCGGAGTGTTTCCCTATAGGCTATTTCGTCTCGGTCCCAATCTTCTTTCTGTCCGGAAGCTCTAATCCCTCCCGTAGAAGCTCTGAAGTGATATGTGACAGCCGCTGGATCAACTATCAGCTTATACCCCTTTCTATATATCCCATAGGTGTGAAGGGTCTCTTCCCGGTGAGCGACGCAGCTTAAGCTAAGATCGAACTCTTGTATTCCTTTACGATAGAGATATGAACTATATAAATGTTCTACTTCTTTAATATCTGAATTGGGCCAATAGAACCATTGGCAATTACCATTATCAATATTTTTAATTGTATTAGGAGGAAAGTCTTGTTTGATTGTCCCCGGCGGTATAACTAGTCCGGCTACAGCACCAACGCCATTCAGCATACGTAACTCTAGTATTTGGAGAACGGTAGGTTCAGCTACCTCGTCATCATCTATTCTCCATACGAGGTCAGTTGCCTTATCCTGAATCATCTGGTGGCCCCAGTGTTGACCACGGCCCAACCCATAGATAACTTCGAACTCAATTCGCTTAGTGTTGATTAAATCAAATAGATGCTGATAGATGGGAGTCTCTCGCATCTCTATACGCGTGGACGAATCGTCATAGATGATGATTTTATCTGGTGTTCGAGTCTGGTTAATGACAGACATTAAAGCCATGGGAAGTTGGTCATATCTATCTTTAGTACAGATGTCTACAGTTATATGCGCCATTAGTTGTCCTTGTAGACATAATCGCTATACTTCGTTTCTAGATTGTCGAAGATAAAGCGAGGAACTGATTCTTCCGTTATTGCCACGAACTGATACTCTATCGGCCTATCATAAAGATCTTTGCCAGCTTTGACTATTTCCTGTATCCTATTCCTATCTTTGAACTTGTCTAGATTAAGATCTTGGTGGGCTGTAGATTCAATCTTACGAATGATTCCCTCCACTCCTCCAAAATAGGAGAAGTGCCAGCCTCCGTTAGAAAGTGTTTGTATATTTTTATCATAATCTTGAAAGTAGCGAGCATCGCAAGGGGTCATTGTTTTCATTATACCCCAAGGCAAGATTCGAGCCCAATCCCACTTATCTTTGGCCTGGAGGTTTAGGTTATAGTAAAAAAGATCCATTGAGAATACATTAATACCAGTAGCAGGATTATACCTGCGGACAGCATCTGCTTTTGGAATTTCGTCGGCATCACTTATTATAATAATATCCTCGTCTTTGCACCTATCGGCAAGAGCGGTTTTAAGGTGATCTCTTTGCCGACGTTCTATATACCAGGACTTATCAGTTAAATTTTTCATCTTATCAAGTTCGGGATAATTATCTAGAACAACGTGGATGATTTTATTCAGGTATTTTTTAAATCGCTCTTCATTAAGTTTAAAGTATAGAGGCTTAGGAATAACTCCGTGAGTTAGTGTAGCTTCACAAATGACGAAGTAGTCTACTACATCCCATAACTCTTCTAGCCTTGCTTCTAGAAGATCGAATTCATTATAAAATGGGAAACAATCGTATATCTTTCCCTTATTCGTAGAGATGGATTTGATATCTCTCTTATTGCAAAACCAGATTGTTGTAAATTCTCCAACATAGAAGAGGTTGAATTTCTCCTCGACAGCCCTCTGCACTCCCTCCCATGCTCCTAAATCATGACCGCAGAAGAGGGTATCGTCTCCGACCAATCGAGACCAGGCATCTATATCTGCGCACACTCCCTCGTACGTGTGATCGGCATCTATAAAAATCATATCGGGCTTAACGCCCTTTTCGAGCAGTAAGTCGGAAGCGTTCTTTGAGTTCATTCGTAGCGGAATGATCTTACCTTGCTGGATAAGATCTAGGTTGTTCTGCATAAACTCATAGAAGGCATGATCTCCATCTTTCCATCTAGCCGAGACATGATTGGTATCTTGCTCAATTGGTGTTCCTGCCCACGTGTCAACGCAGTAGATAACTCCGCCTTCCATTAGATTATCGCCTAGAACTCTAGAGGATTTGCCATGCCAGGAGCCTATTTCTACAATAACCTTTCTTTTCCTAGCTTCTTTGCCGAGCCAGTATAACTCTCCGTCATTCATAAAGCCGTCGCATTGGGACGCCCGGGATATATCAACCGGATTATAGCGTTGTTTTAGTATCGCATCATTGCGAGCCATTAGTTCGGCCCATCCTGGATGGTTCTTAAATGTTTCATTGCCAGCATGATACATCGGATAATCACTAACCATGCGTTTCTGATTTTGATCTAAATATTCAAATGCCGTTGGGAGAGATACTGTTTTGAAGCCTGCGTCCTGGGCCCGAGCACAGTAGTCCACATCTTCATCGAAGCCTGGTGAGAATATTTCATCTAGATAACCAATAGTATCAATTACCTTACGTTTAATACATGCACAGAAGAAGATTAGGAATTGACGGTTAGCCGGCGCGTTATAAGAAAGCATGGGCCCAGTGATGCCTACGGATTCATCCGTTTCAAAAGGCTTTAGTAAATCGTTGAGCCATTTATTGTGGCCCTGGCCTAGGTCGAGGATTTGCACATCATTATTAAGGGGGATGATATACTCGCCCGTAGCTATCTTCATGCCCTCGTTGGTAGCCCTAGTATAGCCGAGTCCTTCGTCGAACCAGAGTAGTTTGAATGGAGAAGGGCTTATAGCGTGTCCAGAGTCATCGGGGTCATCGATGCCCCGTAACCGATATTCTAGACTCTCAACATATTCTCGGGTGTTATCAGTGCAACCATTGGCGACAATAATTACTTCGACATCGGTAAGGTCTGTATATTTTATGATGGATTCTAAGCAGGGCTTAAGTAGATCTGAGCAGTGGTTAAAACTAGGAATCACTATGCTAATTTTTGGCATAATAGAAGTATACCTTTCTAACCCAAAGTTTAAATGCTTCTTGAGTCCTTGAGCCCTTTGCCCAGTTGCAACTGCCACAACATGCCACAACATTTCCGACTATATATCCTTTAGAGCTATCTATTCTATCAATACCGCTACCAATAAATGTGCCGTTTTTGATGCTATTCTTATAGATATTGCTAGGAGGTTGATTACAATAGAAGCAGTTTTGAGAGACTAGTGCTCTAAAATCACTCTTTGTTAGTGAGAACTCTATTCCTCTTGTTCGTGCAGCGCACTTAATCTTGCTCAAGGCCTGATTAAAGGCTGCTTCTCCTAAAGGAAGTTTTCTATTAGAACCTTCGTATTTCAAACACCCACACGACTTGGTATGGCCTCTATTTATCTCGTGCGAATTGGTTATTCTTATTTTTCCACAGTCGCACTTACACTCCCATAAAGCAAAGCCATTATAATTTCCTGGTAGTCTTTTGACTATTGTTAATTTAGAGATCTTACGTCCAGTCAGGTCTTTGAATCTAGGCATGTTTAGGATCTTACCGGACAGTGATTATAGGTGGGAATGACAATAGAGCATTTGGGCAAGACGATTCCTCCCCC